TTATTTGCTATTTTTACCTGACTAGGACTTAACCTAACAGATTTGCGCCCTGTGGTTGCAGACCTTGATGCAGAGGCAACGGGTTGGGCGAGTTTGTTGCTTCTGGTAGCCTGATCCGAGCCTTCAAAAGACTCTGGAAACTTGTTTTTAACTCTTACAGTTAATTCATTATAGTAATCATCTGATTCTGTGTCAAATCCTTCTGCAACTAATCCTCTATGAATCCTTTGAGCATAATCAGTCATCTCACCGTCAGATCTAAACCAAGTATTTTTCTCTGCCCAAGCTAATGCTTTTTCAGAGGGTTGTTGTCTTGCTTCAGGTTGTTGTTGTGGTATAGCTTGTTGTTTTTGCAATTCTTTCTCAAACTCTTCATACTCACGTTCTTTTTTAGATTTTGTTACTCTAATTCTTTCAGCTTCAAGATCTAGTTTGGTTAAAGCTTGTCTTGCCTCTTCCTCTCTTGAGTAATCACCGGCTTCTCTTGCTGTAATTAAATTTTGTTTAGCAAGATCGGCTGCCATTTTATTGCGAACTTCACTTTCTGACATATAGCCTTTATCAATGTCATAAGTTTTTTTCTTAGCTTCTGACAATTCTTTTTGAACATTTTGTGCAAAAGTAAAAGCAGCTTCTCTTTCTCTTTCTGCTTCTCTAATTTTCCAAGTAAGTTTGTCAATCCTCTTTTTTACTTTATCTGAATATTGATCCATCTCTTCCGCTTGTTCTTCAACAACAGGTGTTAAGGGATCTTTTTCTTGTGTTTTTACTTCTTCGTATTTTTCAGGGCTAACAGCTCCGTGAGACTTATCCTCAAGTTCGACTTCTGCACCTTCCCCTGACGTATCAAGATCGACTAGCTTTTCGTCTTTTACAGTATTTATCTCTGTTTGCATGGTTATTAACCTCCCATGTTATAGTATTGTTAATATGTCCTCTGGATTATCAACTGTTCCGAGTATCTCGTCATCATTTAATAATCTTACCTCTCCTCCATCTATTCTGATTCTAGAACCAGCGTATCTGCCAAACACGACCCAATCACCTTGTTTACACCAAGGACCATTAGGAAACTTTTCTTTATCTTGATATGCATCATCACCAACTGCAAGCACCATAGCAACTGACGCTGTTAATTGTGAATCTTCAATTGTCTTGTCAGTCAGTAAAATACCGCCCTTAGACTTATCATTTGCTTTGAATGGTAAAACTAAAATTCTCCAACCGACAGGTTTCGGAAGTTTATCTAATTCATTTTTATTTTTTTCTAAACCCTTAGAAGGGTTCTCTAATTTTGCTTTTACGTGATCTGGCACGTATAATGTTTTAGTCATCAATTTTCTCCTCTTGTTCCAGCAGGCGAGAAATCTCCTGTTGGCATATGTCAAGCATATGTAGTTGTCCCTGAATATACTTGTATTCTTCAAAATTTTCAACCCCTTGTGTCAAATGTTCAAAGAGTTGTTCTTTTTTAAATTTAAGTTCTTTTTGATAATTGTGTATTACAAATATGCTCATTTAGTTAAGCAGTTGGTTCCAGGTACCATTTTTGTAAATTCTTCGTGCTGACCATTTCTACTAGACATCCATGTTTGTTCTTGACTAGAATTGACACCTATCATTTCAGCTCCAGTCTTTGGCAGAGCATCTTTACAAGCTTGTCTTACAGCTTCTAATCCGTAATCATCACCAAACATTACACCCTCTGGTTTAAGTTTTGGCCACCAATTAATAATATCATCCATAACAGGTTCATACTCGTGTGCACCATCAACTAATATGTAATCAATTGTTGCTTCTTCAAATCTTTCCAAAATCTTTGGGTCATCGGATCTGCCTTGACAAGGAATTACCATTTCTCTTCCAATAAAAAATTTTAAATTCTCTTTAAACTCAGGTAGAAAATCTCTAGGTAAGTTTAAATTTGCATGTTCACTTGAACCTTCAAAAGTATCTACAGCATAAATTTTAACGTTTTCTTTTCCTGCATTAAACAATGTTGTTGCAAGGTAGCTAGTAGATCTTCCGTAAAAAGATCCTATCTCTACAATCTTTCCATCGTCAGCAATTTTGTCAGCAATAATATCGTATGTCTCCGAGTAATTGAACCACCCGGGTATCTTGAAGTAACTGTGTTTCATAGTTAAGTTCCTTTTTTATTTGTCTTAACTATTTGTATATTTTTATAATTTATTTTCAAGCCTTGTGGATTGGGACCTCGTTTCGGAGGAATTGTTTTGGTAAGTTTCTTTTGTTTTTTCATGTTCGCATACTGCACATTCACACATGCAAGTTGTACCACAGTGACAAATACAATCGCATTTGATGCATCTTTCTAATTCTGCTTCGCATTTTAAACAAAGAGTATCACACCCTTCGCACATTATTTTTTTCTTATAACTTTTTGTAATGTTCTTGCTTGTTTAGCATGTAGCTTAGATGCTTTCTTCAAACCTTTAATTACTTTTTTTACTTTTTTTACTTGTTTTTTCATTATTTCTTTTTTGTTATTAAACCCATAGCACCTTTTGCTCCTTTGATGCCAAAGCTCGCTGAGCAGGCAATATATAAGAGGTGCTTGTAATAATCAGGAAGTGAGTGTAGGGCTTCAAAGCCCGCTTTGATATGTGGTGTCCACCCGGGTATGAAGACTAGCACCGCTGGAATTAACAGGCATAGTAAAATCAGCTCGTCTTTCCAGCTGCCTTTCATTTGATCGACCGCACTGGCCTCCCACCCAATTGTTCCTGCAATTTGCTGTTCTTTGATAGCCTTGGCTGCTTTGATTTCGGTAACAGCTAATTCTTGTTTTGCTTTCTTTGTCTCAACAAATCCTTTAACGGAGTCTGTTACGACTCCGAGTAAAGGTTTAATTAATAGGCTTAGCATTAGCCTGCCATTCCTGATAATACGGCAATAGCGATTGCAGCAATCACACCAGCTTTAATCCAGTCTTTCATGCCCCACTCATTCCATTCTTTAATCCACTGCCATGTGTCTTTTAACAATTTCATCTTAACCTCCTAATGTTCCGTTATGTTAAAATCGGGAAAGAATTCAACTTCTAATTCTAAATCCCCATTTATTGTCAAAACTTTATTAAGTTTGTTTATCGCCTCTTGTACATCATGTTCACAATTATCACAACCACAATGACATAATCCATTGTTGCTATGGTGACATTCATGATGACAATTTTTACAAATAGACATTAATGTAGAGTTGCTGTTTTAACTTCGTAGTTATCTATACCATTAACAAAAGCATCCATCATCATTTGAGTTTGTTCAGGTCCTAAAATATTTAAATAAATAGTTTTCGCTACAACCATTAGTGATGCACTAAGAGCCATAGGGTCATTGGGATAATTTGCAGCAAAACTAAAGGCTTCATCCAAAATTTCTTTTGGACTAAGACTTTTTTGTTTTCTTTTTTGTTCTTTTTTTAACATGCCCGCCTTTACTTGCCATATATGTGGGAATACTAGCACCCTTTTTCAACATTTGCGATATCTTTTTTGAGTCACCCACTCTTGTGCCAAGAGGTCTTTTATATTTTTTTCTTAAAAGTTTAATTATATTTGAACTAAGTTTACCGTTTGCCATTATTGACTCCTTTTTGATGCCATAGACACTTCTGCACGTAGATCTGCTATGTCTTCTTGACTTTGTATGCGTTCTTTATCAATAGTATCCTTTTGTTCTAGTTTTTTACCTTCAAAATTAAGTTTTTCTAGGTCTAAATCTAGTCTTTGCTCTGATAATTCTTTGTTTTGCCTAATTTCTTGTGCTCTAAGCATTAATTCTTGTTGTTTTAAGCTAATTAAAGGGTCTTTATCGTCTTTATTCATCATTTCTTGCTCTTCGTTCACCATTTCATTAGTTAATTCAGTAATCCTTTGTGCAATTTGCAGTTCATTTTGTTGTTGAAACTGTTGCATTAACTCTGGAGGTAGTTGACCACCCATTTTTTGTGCTTCTTGTTCAATAAGTGGTGCATTTTTCTGAGTAATTTCTTCTCTTGCTAGTAATGCAACGTGTTCTGAAATGTGTGCTTGTAATATTCCCATTGTTGGAGGATTATTTGCAACTAAAAAAGAACTCATAAAGGCTCTATGAGCATCAATATGTGCTTGATGTGCCTGACCAGGAAAAGCTTTGAGCGCTAACATCTGTAAAGACTTCGCGTTCTCCATTCCAGGATCTTCAGGTTGGGGTTGCTGTGGAGGAGGTAAAAGCATATCTATGTCCCTCACCCCTAATGCCTCATACATTCTTTTGTAAGCTTCGTGTAGGTTGTGCATCTGTGGATTAGAAGATGCCATTTGTAATTGTGTTTGCGCTAGAGTAACGCGCTGTGCCATAGAGAAAATGTTTGGATCAGATATTGGAAGTATGTCAATACGTTGATCAAAATCTTGTTGCTTAATAACTCTGTTGCCACCACGTATAGCGTAAGGGTACTCAGGAGGTAAGCTCTCTGCAAAAACTCTAGATAATAATTTAAATTCAACTTTTTGTGCGTAATGTAATCTCTTATGTATAGCGTTCATCACTTTCGTGCCGCGTTCCATAATGGCCATTGTTGTTCCGACTGGATTTGCTTGGGAACCCTCGCCCATTTTATTATCTGCTATAGATGCAAATCTTCTACCTGCGTCTACTACAAATCCTAATAAAGCAAAAAGAGTTTGACTTGGTTCTTTGTAAGGAATCAACATTAAGGATTCGCGAATCGCGCCTCCTGGTGCGTCCACGTCCCTAAACTCTCCTGGTTGTAGGGGTTCGTCATCATCTCTGACTCTAAGCCCTCTAGCTTTAAATCCTGCAGGTAAGTTAGCTAATGTACCAGCATCAATAAGTTGTCTTAACGCTGCAGTAGCAGTTCTTGATAACCCACCAAGCATGTGTATAAGACCAAAACCATAAAAGCCAAGGCCAGGCAAAAACTTGTAATGAACAAAGTATTGAATCTTTTTTCGTAAAATGTCTCCCTCTGCATAGTTGCGATAGATAGACAATACTTTTCCAGAACCTTCATCAACAGTAACCACATAAGGTAATTTAATACCAGTAGATTCTCCTGTTGTCGCGTTCTTATCTTCGAAACCAGGTATGTCTAAATCGCAATGAAACTCTAAAAGAACTATGTCTTCCGCATTATAGGTTTCTTGTACACCATCTAGTTCATCGTATTTTTGACCTGCTTCGTTTTTATCTACAGAACTAGCAGAAATATCTATGTCACGATACATGCCGCCTACTTGTTTCTTGCGAAGTTCATTACCCATCATTTTAACAACATGAGTTATTCTTTCACAAGATTCCATGTCAGTAGTGTTATATGGAATAACAACATCTTCTGCTGGTATAAACTTTGAAACTGCTCTGCCTCTAACGGCATCATAATAAACTTTTTTAAACGAACTACCTGCTAGTGGTAAATGAAACAACATCTGATCTAACTCTTGATCATACTCTTCCATTTCATAAGCTATTTGATAATTCATAAACTCTTTGACACGTTGTGCTTGTTGTTCAACTTGTGGATTTATCTCACCAACTATCTGTGTTCTAACAGGACCTTCGGCTGGTAATAATTCTTTATAAGCTTGTGCTTGAAACTGTGTAACTGTTTCTGCAAGTAAAGGATGTGTTACACCACTAGCACCTGGAAAAGGTTTTGATCTGTCTTCGTAAGTAAATCCTAATAGATCTAATCCATCCGTGTAAGATTTTAACCAATCAGATCTTGCATCTTTATCGTATTCATAATCACTCATTAGACCAGAAGATAAGGATTCTAACTCGTCTTCAGTTATTAAATCTGCAAGGTTTGCATTAAATGCTCCTTGTTCCGAGGTATCTTCTGCAGGATTGACTATTGCTGAACCGTCGTCCAAGATCATCGCATCACCTTCCATTAAAGGTTGTTGAATCTCTCTTGCTGAATCAGGTTCTATTTGAATGTCAATCTGATCGTCTGGATTATTTTTTTCTATTGCCATTATCTAATTCTTCTTAACAGTTGATTTATGTCCATAATACCACCTTGGTTCATTTCTGTAAATCTTCCTTCTGCTCTTGGTGTTTGAACTTGATCGTACATGCCGCCAGGTTCAACAAAAGATTTTTCTGCAGATGTAATGTATTTAGGTTTAAATTCTACTTCTACGTCATCTCTTTCACCAAAGGTATTATTTTCTACATACTTTGTTCCTAAATATTTATCAAACATTTTAGGTGTTGCTTTAAATGTAATACCATCAGGTGTTGTTATAAAAGCTCCTTCATCAATCAAAGTTTTTTGACTGACTCCTGGCTCAAAAACCATGCTTAAAGGTAAAGGGTTCTCAATTGTTCCTGCTTCTTTTTTACTAAAAATAGATTTTAAAGTTCCCATGATACCCTCAGGTTTTTCTCTTACAATTTCTCTAACAGGTATTTCTTCTTTGTCTCCTACTAAAGTTCCATCACGAGTTCCATCTTTGTAACCCATGGGTCTTGTCATGAAGTTTATATCCATCATGCCTCCTTGGTTCATTTTTGATTTAAGCATGTTTTCAAACATACTTTGTGCTTCTGCTATTTTACTTGTAACAGGTTCTGTCACAGTATCTAGACCACTTTGTATACCTTCCACTATGTCTGGTCCAAATGTTTCTGTTAAGGTCGCTATGTCAGCCGCAGTGCTCATAGGACCTACAATAGGCATTGCTTTTGCAAAACCTTTTGTTGCAATAGTGGAAAGCAAAGCAGTTAATGCTGCAACTTTTTGTTTTCCTGGTAACCTATTTATTTGTGCTAAAGCAATATCCAACGTAAGTTGTTTTGCTTTATTTAAATTTTTCTTTCCCCATTTTTGTATGTCTGTAAATACTTTACTTTGAAAATTTTTAGTTTTTACACCCTTTGCAGTGCCTGGTGATTTGAAAACAAAATTAAAATTATCTGCTAGATACTGACTCTCAAAAGCTTTGCTTATTACAGGTAATCCAGTTTTAGAACTAATAGAAATTACTTTTCCATATCCTTTTTTAATAATAGGATCTCCCTTAGCGTCTCTTAAAACTTTACCATCATCTCCAAATTTTAATCCTTTTTCTAAAATAGATATTCTAGAGTCTTGTGCGTAATCTGCTAAATAACCAGAACTTCTTAAAACTTCAAGAGCTTTTTTATCTAGTTTGCTAATGACGTCCTTATTGAACTTCTTCATAGCTTTATTATATTTATCAGAGTCTAAAACTCCGTCTTTTATAAAGTTTTCAACTTTAGGTACGTCTTTAAATGACTCTATTTGAGCTTTAGTAATTTTAGAATCTTTAAATACTTCAAAAACTTCATCATATCCAAAGCTTCTTGTTACATCACTTCCCTCTAAAAGATTTTTAATTCTTGTGGTGTCTCTAACTAAATCTCCACTACCTATTGCATCCATGGTGGTTGCAAGCGATCCTGTGGCATCTGCTAATTTCACGTTCCCCTTTGGAACTGTAATTTTTTCTATATCACCACCCTTATTCATTTTTAAAGGTGAAGTTAAATCAAAAATGCTTTGCATAATTATTCCTACACCGTAATGGCGGCTTGCACCGCCACACGGCTATCCCAGTCAGGGGTGTGCGATAAGGCTGACTGAAAACTTTTAAAACTCATTTAGGTTCTTCGACTTGCGCCAAAACCTTTTGTTGTGATTAGTCCACTGTTAGGTGATGTGTCGATAGAAACTATTTTATCTTTGACAACTTCTCCACCTTCTTTGAAACCTTTAATTTTTTTATCTTTCTTTTTTGATTTCAATTTGGTTAATGCTTCTTTTAAATTATTCATTAATAATACTCCCTTTGTTCCACGCGCCGTGGTTCGTCGTAGTAGTCATCTGGAAGTTGTATGAAATTACCTTGACGGTATCTCATGAGAGCTTGTGTTGTAGAATCAACATAGTCATCATGATCGCCAAAAGGAAAAGCCGCACACTCCTCTATAACGTCCTCAGTCCATCGTTCGTCTGGCACCCAAACTTGTCCAGCTTCAAACATTGGTGCAACTGAGTTTACCCTTACGTGTTTATCTTGTCCTCTGCTCGGAGTATAATTCACGACAGGTATACCTGCAGATCTTAACTCATCAGTCAAAGGAAGTCCAGAAGCTTTTGCTTCCACGATCACCGTTTCGGGCTCCCAATATTTATATTTATCCATAGCACGTTTTTTAAGTTCTGTAAACTCCCATCTACCTCTTTCTGCATCAAGCAAAATAATTTGTGGGTGATTTTTTCTAGGATGACTAAACACACCCCAAGTGGTAATTGCAGAGTAGTCTGCAGTTTCTTTTTTACTAAAAGCTGTATCATAAGATTGTATCACATGAATAAGATCTGGCACTTCTTTCTCACCCCATACCTGCCACCAATCTCGTTTTATAATACTACCTTCTTCTGATGTAGGTTTTTGTTGCCATTGTGCTTGCCACTTCTGTTCTGTCAAAGAAGCTTTGGTAGTCTGCAATGTTTCAAGGTCCCAGTATTCTGGCCAAATAGGTTTGTTGCTTGGTAGAATCGCCGGAAATTCTATGAGCTCCCACTGATCTGCCTTGGGTTCTTTTGCTTGTGCGTCTATCAATCTACCTGTTAAATCTTTGACACCCCAACGTGTCATGACAATAACGATTGCACCGCCAGGTTGTAAACGCTGACGAGGACCAGAGGTATACCATTCATACGCATTATCAAATGCTGTGGTGGACAGTGCATCTTGTTCCGAGTGCGGGTCATCAATAATCAATAAGTCTGCACCACGGCCCGTGATACTAGAGCCAACACCAGCTGCAAAATATTCTCCGCCATGATTAGTCTCCCAACGTCCCGCCGCTTTACTGTCCGCGGATATTGACACCTTATCAAATACTTGTTGATAGATCTGACTGTCGATTAGATTTTTCATCTTACGACCAAACCTCACGGCAAGTTCTGTATTGTGTGTCGTTTGAATTATCTTGAGCTTTGGATTATTGCCCACGAGCCACGAGGGAAACAAGAAGGACGCAAACTCTGACTTCGTGTGTCTTGGTGGCATGTTCACGATCAATCTCTTAATCTTGCCGTCCCGTATGTCCTCAAATTTTTTTGAAATTTTTCTGTGATGGTATCCAGAGATAAAGTCTGGCCAAACATGGTTGACAAAAGGCAAGAAGTTTTTTTCTGCGCCTTTTAATTTTTTGAGATGTTCTAGTATGAGTTGTTCTTGTAACTCGACCTTTGTTTGATCAATCATATATATTTTTTTATATACTATTTTTATGGGACTCCAAATATATTATTTAGGGGTGGGTATAGTTTAGGGGGTGGGTGTTCCTATCTAACTTGGCCTACGTAAAAATATACGGAGTCCCAGATTACTATTTAGGGGGGTGGGGGTGGAGCTAGGGCCACCTTTAACCGCGTGTCGCGGTTTGTGGTTTTAGGTATGCCAGGCACCCTCCAGGCTGCAGCTGCTAGGGTGCCTGGAGGGTGTAAAACGCATATTGCGACATTGCCTGTCTAACTGTTTTTTTAGGTTTTTTAATGGAGGGTGGAGCTAGGAGCTGGGAGCTAGGAGCTGGGGACAATGCCCCAGCTCTATGATTGATTATGATTGGTTTGGGATTAAATGGGAAATAGTATCGGATAATTTAATTAACCCATTTTCCTTTTTTTCTTTAAGAGCTT